CGACGCTCTTCCGATCTGTTAGAATTTACATTTACCCCAAAATCAATGTCAAATATGTAAGGTAGTGAGCTTGGATTAGTAAGATTTGCGCCCCAGCTTATGATTGAAGTTGCTGTTGTTTTGCTATTATGAGTAAACTCTATCTCAAAACTATTCGTCCCAGCCTCATTATAAGCTATTGGATAAAACTCTGTTGAACTTACAGATGCAAAATTTCCTCTGTATTGATTTTCGGTTGCGGTTAATCCCGCTTTTGTTAGTGTATAAGCAAAACATCTTGAAGCAGTTTTTGCCAAAGTATATCCGCTTTCAATTGTAGTTTTATCAACACCCGTAAATGTAAGTTCGGAATTTATAAATGTCTTTTTACCCAACTCATACATTTCTCCATAAGTCATTGGGAAATCTCCTGTGCCATTTAGGCTTATGGTTATAGTAGAATTCTGCACAATAGGTTTAATATCCTGCAAGGCTCGTAAGATATTTCTAAAAGCAGCTATTAATGTAGTGCCGTCGCCTTCCTCGTCATCCCCCGTTGTACTAACATATATAGTTCGTGAGGCGGTTTCTACTGTTTCAACAAGATCTGCCTTAGTTGCTATAATTGATGTGGTATCTGGCCATCTCACTAAAGTGTTTGAATCAGCTGCATAAATAGGGTCAGTTTCTGTTATCGATACTCCGCCTATAGCATCATCAACATACTCTTTGTCAGGTATCCATCTGTCATTGGTTGTATTGAGCGCTCTATAATCATGATTAGCAGACAAGCCGACAGAATCCAACTTGTAGCCTATTTCATCGCCAACATCACTTGCTTGTATTCCTAGCCTCAACGTCGAAGTAACGGGAAAAAACTCTACGTGAGTATACCGCTCTGATCCTGCTTCTGCCAAAAGTGCTATCTGAGATCCTAAATTATTTCCATTTCTTAAATCAGCTTTTGTGACTAATTTTGTGCTGTCTAATATTGATTTTGAGAGAGTGTCCAAATCGTATTTAGTTGCAATCTTAGTTAATGTGTCAATTACAACAGTAGCGGGATTTGAAATAGGAGCTATCCAGGTGCCTAATGGTTTTTCAAGCCAAACTGAATCGGTATTATGACGAATATAATATCCTCCTAATTGCAATTTAGTGCCTGACAAAAAGTTTCCATCACCATTACTGACAAAGCCTTTAGAAAAATATTGCTGCGGAAATGCTACTAAGCAAAGCAATAGCAACGTTATTAAAAATGTTATTTTTTTCATATGTTAAAATTTATAAGTTGTTACTTCGTAAATCATTTTTACCATATTACCTATCTCACCAACCTCATAGTTAATAACAATGTCATTACCATCATAGTCGGCATTAACAAATATATCTCGCAATTCAACAGTATCAGGGTTCAAAACCTTTTGTAATCCGGGTTTTAACCCGTCATTGGTTACGATGAAAGTAAATACGCTGGTTTCATCTTTTAATTTTAACGCTCCTTCGATCTTTACACAATCCACATCGTTACTGCATACTGCAAATGAGCCTGTTGACCCGTTTAAAAAAATTAGTTTTTCCATTTTTTATATGTTAAAATTATTAATTGTTGCTTTTATAGTAATACTATCAGCCTGTACGCCAACGTCATAATTTAGCATTATTAACCCTCCTTCAATCGTTGGAGTTGTAAATATACTCTGAAATTCTTCAACATAAGGGGTCATTTGATAATCAATTTCGCAAACGGTACCGTCATGAGTTATAGTAATTGTTATTTTAGTTTTTTTAGTTCCTGCAACCAGCGAGCCTTTTATCTCAATTACATCATCGGTTGTTGCATTTCCTACTTCCACGCTCCCGGCTGCTAAGCTTGCCCAAATTTCTGTAAACGAATTAAGTGTAACCCCTGAAGCTATTAAAGCCTCCAGTACTTCATAACTAACTCTTTTTGAATCGAAAGAGCCAGCCATATTAGGGATAATTACTTCTATATATCCCCCCGCTGGGTTAGTTGTTATCCCTAAAGCACTTACTTTCCCGTATTCCATTTTATTTTTGTGTTAATTTAAGCGATATTTTATAAAGTGATGATTTATCTATCTGTTCAGGCTCTCCCATTTCTTTAAGTTCGTAAGATACGCCATTGACAGTAAGAGTATTACAGCTTAATATATAATTTATTCTATCCATTTCGGCATAATGAATATCTTCCAATTCCAGCAACCCCATTCGATAAGGTGTTGCCCTTACCTTAGTGAGTAAGTGCCTATCAGATTCAAAAACTGAAAACTCATTACCTGCACCTCCAAGCATTAACCGACCAGTAAAAAAACAAAGCCCGCTAAACCTTTCAGTTCCGTTATCAAAAAAGATATTGTCAAAATCGTTAAAACTATTTTGATAAGTTATTCTTACCAGCCTTTTTTTATATTTTAATTCAGTCGACACTAAAAACTTGATACTCGTTATCCCTGCGCTGGCCGAATAAAGAAAATACACCCCCGCTTCATCATATAGATAATCATATCTATTCACCTTCTGGCTCACCCATCCAGCGGGGGTTATTTCTGTAGGAATAATAGTATCATAAAGAACAAAAGTCCCTGTTGTTTCGTTGAGTTTATAAATTGTCAAATTTTCGGTACCTGTAACGGAAAGAAATAATTGTAAACTCATCGTGTTATCAATAGCCCAATCAGTATAGTAGTTAACCTGGTCAACGCCACTTATATAACTCTCGCCCGGAATGACGTTATCCATATTCGGCCATTCATTTACCCAGTCTGGGAGGCCTCTGTAAAATCTTATTGGATTTAATATAATGTCTGATACTGTCATTCGAATATATGTTTTATTCCGTTTTCAAAAGTAGCCCCTATACCATCTTCAAATATTTTTTGTTGTCCGGACATCGTTGCTTTAGCTATTAGCTTATAAGTTGCAAGGTTGTTGTATTGCCCCCCTTTTAACTCGTGTAAAAAACCTTCGTAAGTTACCTCATTATTCTGAAATTTTATATACCCGTTAGGGTTTTCATTTAAAATATCTATAATTTCTTTATTGATAAAACTTTTAAAATCATACATAGCAGGCAGAAATAAAGCAGGATCTAATTCATCGCCTGTTATATCGTCGAACTCATTGACTATATCGCCATTCTGGTTTCTGTATGTTATACTGGACTTTTTTGAACTAATGAATTTTATTAAGGTATCTTGTTTCCATTGGGCAATACGTAGGATATTACCCCAACGTATAAGATTCTCGCGCGGTGTTAATGCAATGTTATAATAAGCTTCTATCCCTTCAAAACCTGATAAATTAGAACCTCCTTGAACAGCTCTGTAAGGCTGGCTGCTTGATATATCTATTATATATACTTTATCATCCTGCTTTGTGTCTTTACTCGCATTTAATAGATAACTTTCTCTCCGTGCTAATTCAATCCCTACACTATCAGCATTATAAGGAGCTTTTATATCAAGTTTCTTTTTAACAGGCATGTCAATAGCATGCTGTGTTTCTACGTTAAATTCATAAACACCACTATACTGATCATACTTGCCGTCAAAATCATATCCTGAACTTATTTCGTTATAATATACATCTTCGAACGGCGTTATTGTTAACTCTGCTACTTCTCCAAGATCAAACATTAAGTATTGATCATTATAAAAAGCTGATTTGTCCTCAATATAAAAACAATCATTAACCTTATCGTAACCAAGGCCAATGTTATGGATTGCATCAAATGTTTTAAATAGGTTTCTGAAACTTAAGTTCAAAGGAGTGTTTGGAAAACCTCTTACGAGTAAACCGTTTGTTATTGCATAAAAAGCATTCTTACCCATAGCAGGGTAATTCTGAAACTCGCATTCATACTGTCTACCATATATTTCAGAGTAAAATAACTTAGTTGTGTCAAGTTCCCCGGTCATCAATTGGATTAGTCGGGTAAAAGCTTCGTGGGGCATGTATGAGCTTATCCCGCTTTCTGATGTTCCGTTTGTAAGTTCGACAAAATTGAAGTCACATTCAAAGTCGCTTTTTATATAAGAAAAATCAACATCCCAGGTCTCTGGATTAATAGCCTCATAAGTACAGTAAAAATTAACGTAGCCCCCCGGAGGTATATTGTGAGATATATCTAAAGCAGATAAATCTACATTCACGCGCGTAGGTATTGCCGGATAACCCCCAGCCTGTTCTATTGTTCTTGTAAAAATAACCGTTGAATACGTTACTTCATCATCAACATTTAAAACATCGAACATAATATTAAAACGGGTTTGCCTCGGATGAAAGCAAGGATATATTTGCAAATTATCATCGTAAACTTGTAAATCGCTTGGAGCTTTAAAGACTATTCGCGTTTGATATGTTCTTTCGTTTTTATAGATTGTCTTATTTTCAGATGTTTCTGAAAGCTGAAATAACTCACCAAGTTCATTTATGGATAGTATTTTAACCGTAAAGTAATATTCTTTCTTTGTTGTATCGACATATATACCAACTGGCCAACCTGGTTCTGGTGGAGTTGCTCCGGTGCCGAGCCAGTAATTAGCATCAGTTAGCCACTTATTGCCTATCGACGTTTCGATTATGCTTTTTAATTTTAAATAAATATCAATCGGAGGCAGTAATATATTTTTAGGCGAGTTGACAAATGCATCAACTGTATTGCCATTTAAAGCTACGACACCATTAATATCAAAATCAATCTCGTCATTAAGTAAAAAAGCTTGAAGCTTTGCCCCGTCGATTACCCCAACAGTTACAAAATCTATGTCATAACTATATACTTTCGGTGCCAAATCCAACAGCCCTGAAAAGTAATCATCGTAAGCATTTGTCTGTGGGTTTCTTTCTTTTATTGTTAGGTACACCTTTGCTTTAATGTCTTCAGTATCAAATGCAGCCTTTATAAATTCTCCGCCCCCTCCGTCTATCCTTGCAAATCTTAATGTTTGGGCTGTGAAATTTCCGAATACACCATGATACACCTCATTGCGAACAAAAGAAATGCCTAATTCATTCCACCCGTCCGGGTTAATGATTAGTACCTCTGAGGTTGCCCCATACAACAAAGTATATTCGTATTGCTTCATTCTCGGAAATATTTATTGAGATAAGTAACCCTTGAATTGCCTCGCACTACAGAAGCTGTAACCCCTTTTTCAGTCCAATTAACTTCTTTAATCGGCCTCTTACTTAGCACTTCCCGTGTTTTCTTTTGCTCTTCTATCAGCTTATTGAATTGTTCTGTAGACACTCCACCGCTATTATTCAGCATCTTTTCAGTTTCGTAATTTGGAATAATATCGGCATGCTTCGGAATGTACATATATTGATGATCAGCCAAAAAGCTTTTACCATCAGGCAGCATAACCATTTCACGCCCCGCCTCTCCAATTTCTCCAATATGACCTTCCGGGTTATCCTTTAATCCTTTTGCGTATTTAGGTATCGGCCTTGATGCGATACTGGCAATTTGATAAGCTCCAAGAGCTGCTATAATTGCAGCTAATATAATTCCCGGGACACCCATACCCAAAGCAGCTGTTATACCCTGAGCTACATTAATCACAGCTGTAAATAAAGCCTGGTTCTTATCTGCAATAGCTTGCTTCCTTTTTAGGTCTTTTCTTTTTTTATCAAATTCCTTATCAATAGATTCCTTTGCAGCTTCATTGTCCCCTGCCATTGCTATCCTTCTTTCATATTCGGCTTCTATTTCTTGACTTTCAGTTTCTAAAAGTATATTTTGGGTATCAAATGCAAATTGTGCACCCATCATAATACTATCGTTCAAATCCTGATATAACTGTTTTCTTTTCTCTATTTCGGCTGCTGTATTTTCTGTTTTCTGCTTTTCAGCATCCATTTGCTCGGCAATCATTTCAGCTTCTAAGGCGGCATATTCTGCATTAGCATCAGTTGCCCCTTCTAACATAAGAGCATCGCTTTCTTTTTGCATTGCTGCCAATGTAGCATCCTGATTTTTCTTTAATGCTATTTCAGCATCAATTAACTTAGATGTGATCTTTAATTTCTCATCTGTTGACAACTCGGCAATATCTAACTGCATCCACATTGATTGATTTTGGATAGCAATTATCTCATTGGCCATTTGCTGTTCATTTATTTTGCCAGCTAAATATTTTTCTTTGGTTATATTAATTTCTTTTTCGCTATATCTTTCTATGTCAGATAACTGCCTTTGTAAATTGTCCTTTCTTTCTTCTTCTTCAGCCGCCCTTAATTTAGCGATGTTTCTTTTTTGTTCTGTATAATACGTTGTATCAGCACCTAACATTTTAGCATAAAGCTCTTCAAGTTCTTTAAATTTTGCCTCGTTGTTATTACGTACCAATTTTAATCCTGATGAAGCGTTTTTTTGCTCCTCATCACTCATTAAAATAAATTGCTTTATCTGTTCTGCTGTTACTTTATCTCTGCTATCTGACTTCGATGCAAGGTAGGATAATTCAGTATCGAGTAAGCTTTTGTATTTATTCTTATCGAACTCAACTTCTTCAAGTCCTAATTCCATAGCCTCTTTTAAAAAGGCTTTGCGGGCGGCTGCTGACTTCGTTTTATCCTGTGCTAAAAATTCAAGCTCAGCTATCTTCTTAGCATTTTCAGCTCGCTTGCTTATATAGTTATTTTCTGAATCTTCTATCTCGTCGAGTGCATAGGCATATTTATAAGCTTCTTTTGCTGCTGCTTCTATCTGTTCTTTAATACCGCGAAATGATTCTTTAAATGCCGCTGCCGCTTCTTTCCAATTACCTTTAAATAACTGCATTATTCCTTCAGCCATGCCAGCAAGTCTCTGTCTTACCACGTCAATTATTGCCTTAACTTGTTCCATTCTGGCTGCAAATTCTGTAGCCCCTGAATCTGTTGATGTAAAAGCCTTAAATAGAGCATATAATGCTCCTGCTATTGCTGCTATTAATAACACTATAGGATTAGCCAATAATGCTAAAAACTGTTTACCTAAACCTTTAGCCCCTTGCGCTGCTTGTCCAAATTTACCCGGCAAAGCATCCATTGCGCTACCATAATTACCAACATTACGGTTATGCTTTCCCATTGTGGCATCAAGTTTCTTTAACTCTTTGTCATGAGATTGGATGTTTTTTAATAACGCCTGTCCTTCTTTGCCTCCCTGTTGTGCTTTAGATAAGTCTTTATAGTCTTTTATTGCTTGTTTTAATTTAGCATCAAGATCATTGTAACTACCTACAACGTTCTTTACTCCTTTTTGTTGATCTGAATATTGTTGTTTTAATGCTTTTAGGTCTTTTGATTCTTTACTATTTGCCGTTGCGATTTTAGCCTGAATATCGGTTGTTTGTTTTTTGATTTTGTTTAACTCAATTTCTGCTGCTGATAAATTTTTACTATTATCATTTGCTTGCTTTACTGTTTTATTGACTTCACTTTGTGTTGTTTTTTGTTTACCTAACGTGTCATTAACACCTTTTGCAGACGTTATAATTTCGATAAAATTTTTAGACAAAATATCTACCTGAGTATTCAAATCAGTTAATTCCTGCTTTAAATCCTTAGTTTGGATATGATCTGATAACCTTATTACGCTGCCCATTCTTTTTTAGGTTTACGTGCTGCAATTACTTCTTTTGCAACCTTATTATAATTGACATATTCCGATACTGTTATTTTTTTAGGGTCGATAGGAACGGTTAAAATTGTCGTTAATTCAATAACTGATTTTATATAATCAGCTTTTTGCCCTTGTTCTGGTTTCGATTGCTGCTCAATAGCTATATCAGTTTCTTTTCTTTTTATCATTGAGCCTACTTGTTGCAATAATGCAGGTGTTATTTTGGTGCAGTCAATACCGTAATCATCTCTTAATATTGGTAGAGCGTATTCATTACCCAACTGCAATAATCCATAACAAGCTTTTAAAATTATATACTCATTCCAATCCTGCAATTCTGATAGTGTGTCACTAAATACTTTCTGAAAAGCATTATCACCGGTTAATTTATCGTATTCATCAATTATCTTATCCCATATAGGGTTAAGCAATTCTTGATCATACTCTGGTAGTTCATATTCCGGGCAATCTAATAAGTACCTTTTGTCCCCGGTTTCATTAATGATGTTAAACCGGTACATTAACAGGTCGTTACAGCTCTGTATTATCCTGTATTTCTTCCTGTTTTTTCGCTGTAAGTTTTTTACCCTTAGATTGTTTTTCAATGCCGTAAATGTTGCCAGCAGCATCTTTAATGATAACCTGTTCGTTTTCATAAGTCAATTTATAAAGGTATTTCTTACTATTTCTGGATGATGTCAGCGTATGTTTAATGCCTTTGTCTGTTAAATAAACATCAATAGACAGCTTTGTTTTTAAACATAATTGACGAGCTAACTCTATTTGATTTTTAAATTCTTGTGATTCCATCGATTATTTTATTTTGGACGTTATCAATTATTAATTCTGCAAATTCTTCATGGTTTTCTGGAGCAATACCTATTATCCCTGAATACTTTGAAAATAGTTTATCAGCTTTTGAATCATGGCTATCTATAAAAAGACCAGATGATTCAAAATTAGACCCTGTATATCCTTCATTATAAAAACCTTCTGTAAAATTACCCTCTAAATTCAAGTCAGGAGTACCTAAAGGCGCTTTTGAACCCATTGATTTTTTTAAATCTGCATAATCTTTTAATGCGTATTCCGGTTCAATTTTATTACCATCACCTTTTTTACCTTCAAGTATCTGGCTAACATTGAGGTCTATGATCGATTCTTTATTTTCGACCATAGCCTCAATCATTATGTTATCCAAATTATCAATGACTAACTGAATATTATTATGTAATTCCTCAAAAATCATTATACTGCTGCTACAAGTGCCTTAGTTGTTGCTTCATAAAGATTAGTTGCTGATGGAACAATATCCAAAGAGCCTGAAGTAATATCAACGCCGGTAAATTTATAAATACCGTCGCCGGTTTCTTCTACTGTGCAAGTTTCAACTGCTCCGCCTTGGTCTGTTACCAGAAAGTTAGCTGCTAAAGCTCCGCTATAAGGTACTTTTACCAATGTTCCATCTTCATTATATTTTGAAGTGGCCAGATAATAAATAGTAGCGGTGAAAATAAACGTCGCTACAGTAGTAACCTCGATAGTTAAATAAGTAAGAGGTTTCAGCTTGCTTACCCTCCATGTTGGTTTCACCCAACAGCCTGTTGAATTGTATTCGCCTGGATCTTCTTCTTGAAATTGGATAGGAGTTAAAGGCGGAGTATCTACTAAAGGTTCTGTTTGCGATCCTACAATAAATGTAGCAAGCGAAAATCCTCCAACGGTACCGTCATCGTTAATAACACCAATTAAAGTATTTGCACGATCGATACGAACTAAATCCCATCCCAAATTAGCGTAAGTCCTTATGATCTTATGCTGATCAAGGGTTAATTTAGCCTTAAGATCAAGACCTCTCATTCCGTCCCAAAGTTTAATCCTTTGGCCGTTAGGGGTAGTGTGCATACCATCCTCTACCTTAATAGATTCCTGTGAAATAATGCTGTTTACAAGCATTACATTTTTGTTAGCTATAGCGGTTTGCCAACTCAAAAAAGTAGCGAAGTCCTCTGCATCATCAAAAGTAAATCCGGGACGCAAAAGAGCGAATCCCTGCAAAAGAGTTAAAGGGGTTATATTGTCGCATAATGCGCCAATTCCCTTAACATTGTTCAAACATAATAATCTAGTTGCCATTGTATTTAATTTTAAAGTTAAACTTCAATTATTTCTAATAGGTTAAATAATATATAAGCTCCTGCGCGATTCATTGATACTTGCAATGTCATTGCTACTTCTGAGCTATTTATCGTAAATGTTGCAGATTCATAATATGAATAATAACCAGATGATAATGGTAATGATTCATTAAGATATGAAAAAGCCCCGTATAATGATATTCTAATTGTATCAAGTGGATTAAAATTTGTAGTACGATATCTAAATCTTAATTTATAAGATTTATTTCGTTTCGCAAAATTAGGCCATGACCGTAAACCAACGGATAATGTACCTATATTATGTGTTAATTTCTGACACCTACCCATATAAGTATCAGCAAGTACTATCTCAGCTATACAGTTCCCGGGTGTTATTTTTGTCAAATAATCTGATAGCCCATCACTATCAGTATCGATAAAATTTGTTGTTCCTGTTCCATTGCAATTTCTTATCACAACCCCAGTATAGTCATAAGCTAATGAGCCAAAGTAAAACCCATTATCTGCATTTAATATGCCCTTAGCCCTCATACCTGCTAAGTTCATTGTATATTCGTTGCTTGCTATGCTAATTGAGTTAAGACTAAAAGTACCATTATATATGTCAGAAAAATTAAAATCCTCTTTTATAAAAGCCGTGACCAATTCAGATGTGAGCAATGTTACTGCACTGACTGTCATAATATTAAGCGCATCATCAAAAGTAGGAACTATCGTAAACACAACTTGTACTCGTGCCAAATAATCAGATATACCACTTAATCCAGTTGCATCTACTTCTATATCGCCTGCATCCAAATCTTCTGTTACTACAAAATCATAAACTCCTGATCCTATTTCAGTAAATCCTGTTATTGTTGCAACCACAGCGATATTATCAGTAATAATAAAATTACTTTGAATAAGCCCTATAATAGCTATTCCACTTACTTCAAGTTCTACTTTTGCCCGGAAATGATTAACGGTATACCAATTAAAATCTGTTACTATAACTGTTGATTCTGAAATAATGTAATTAAAACTTCCATAAAGCCTATCAGAATCTATATTTATAACCCCAGTTGTCAGCCCTCCGGAAGCTGTTATCCTAAATTTACCACAAGATAACTCTTCAAGCACTGTTACTGTTAAAGTTTCCTCATCATCAACAATAGTAACATCACTTTTGTAAAAGTAGTTGATAGGTAAGCCATACAGGATGTCATGTAATTCAAACTCAACAATATTAGCCTCCCCGGTTATTTCTGTTGCTATAACAAAAACAACATTAAATTTATTAGGCCTGAAAGGAACATTAGTTATATAATTGTATTCGCTCGCTTCTGCTAAAACAATTTTAATAACTGTCCAAGGGACTGCATCGCCTGGAAATTGTTTCTTTTCAACATTAAACAATTCTATATCAAAGCCTCTTATAGCCCCACTTACATAATTCCCGTGTATGTTATTGTTAATGTCACCAAATAACACTCTTATTTCTTTACCTTTCCAACTCTCTAAATTCTGGTGATATTCAAGTCTGTATGCTGTTTTAAAAGTAAATATATATTTGCCCCTATTAATTTCATACTCATAACCCAGCCCGCTTTTCTGATAACTGCTATCCTCGCTTTGGTTTTCAATTTCTATAAGTCCGTTCAGAGGATATATGTTTTCTGCTTTAATTTCTTCAATCCATTTTGCTTTGCTTTCTAAATCTGCTTCAGTTGCAAAGGCAAAATCCATAGGTGTTATAAAAGCGCAGTTTATCCGGCTCCCTAATGTTCTATTAACGTTAGGATAAAAAGTTTGTTTGCCGATGCTTTCAAAATTACCTATCATACATTTGCTTGTAAAATACAATTCTCTGTTAATTGCTTAAACACCCTCAAATTAGTAAACCTTAAATCGATACCGTCCAAAAATTCGTTTAATTTATCATTTGCCTGTTGAGTTCCCCAATCTAACCTATCTGTTTTTTTATGTTCTATTAGGTCACGGTGTGGGGTGTTCAAACATGGGTTAAGGCTTATTTCATCCAGAAGTAAATTATAAAGCGGGTATAAAACAGTTTTAAAACTGTTGGTTATTCGTTCGCTCGGATAAAATTCTTTTTTTGTTTGTTCTAAAATAATTATTCGAGGTGAAATTATATATTCGTTTGATAAAGTAGTTCCTGCATTTTCTTCTAGATCAAGTATTAAAGCTATTAAAGGATAGTTATTTAATTTTTTATCATCACGTTCAATTAATTCCTGAACAATTGCTTTTAGGCTTCCATATAAAGCATATGGTTTTTCACCTCCAGTTTGATTTGGATCTACACCGATAATAGGATCGTATATCTCAACAATGTGATCAATCATGTCCTGAAAAACATCAACAAAATATTCTTTATTCGGTGTGCTCATATTCCAAAACTATTAATGTTTTCAAATGGTTCAAATTGCCATTCTGGATAAGTTGCTTGATTTTTCATCATAAAATAATAGATTGAATCTACGTTGTATTCATTTCTGGATCCAACCAAGTCAACCATATTTTGCCAAGCCTTAACTAATTTAATATTCGTGTCAGAAATATCAATAATGTCTTTTTTTGTTTCTCCCGATGTTCCTGTGTGTGTTTGCTTTTGTTTCTGATAATAATAATAAACATAATATGCAATTGGACTAATAAGATCAGTATTAATCAACCCATTCCATCTGTAAGTAAATGGGCTTTCTTCAAATTCTTTTCCTTCAATAATATCTCTTATTCTTTGTACTGTGTTTTCTGGATGAGCTGAATCATAAGCTGCAATGAGTTTATAAAGTGTATAGCCAAATACCCGAACAAGAAATTTCTTTTCAAACTTGGTTATAAATAAAGCAGTATCATCATACTTGCCAGTAGGTAAGTTGATGTCGTTTATAAAGTATGTGCTATCAATTAAACTCATTGTCTTTTAATTAACCCCCGGATATTTCACCGGGGGATTATTTTAAGCTTCTTTTTTCTTTTTAGGTTTCAGATTGCTCAGGCTTTTTTCTGAAATAACCCTTTTAGGTTTTTCAGATTGCTCAGGCTTTTTATCTTCTTCATCAATAGGTTTTGCAACCCCGCGGCGAATTAATATTTCTGCCATCTTACCTGAAATAACCCTGCCACTTTTAGAACTAATTGCTTTCATGGTTAATTACCTGAAGGTGAAAGTTTAATCCATTGAGTACCGTCATACTGCAATAATTGAACGGTGCCAGCTCTAATATCGTTCGCATCAAGAGCGTTAGGCGTTGCTCCTTCCTGTTCGTAAATAGATTTTGCAGTACCTCCGTCAATAGCCAGCGTAGTCGCCCCGGTATTTGCCGAATCAGCAATAAAAGATACAATCATACCCTCATATAATGCCGGTAAATCAGGACTATAATTAAGGGTTATTGCATTAGCTGTACCGGCTGATTGACTACCAAAAGCATAATTAACAGAATTAGCAGGTATATACCATTGATTAAAAATCTGATTACTGATAGTTGTCACCCCTGTTCCAACACCGACTATTCTAATCATAAAATACTTATAATTATTTGGTGCGGTACTAGTTATTGAAAATGAGGTATCAGCATCAGAACCAACCCATGTAATAGTTGAACCTATCTGCGTCCAAGAATCAGAGGTAGAAATCCGACCATATAAAGAAGTAGCTACACTTGTATGATTACCAGAAGTAGAATCTAATTCAATCGCATAAGATTGAGTTGTCCAGTAATTTTTCGGAGCATAAATTAAAATAGTATCAGCTGTTGTACTTGTCAATGTATAATCAGTTGCCACATTAAGCGACATAGTGGTTTTCATTGTCAAACTTGCTGTCGGCGTTGAATACGCTGCAAAGGCTACCAGAGCGAGCGTAAATATTAAGATGATTTTTTTCATATCTTAAAAGTGTTAAGAAGGGGAATTAACCCCTTCTATAAATTATGCTTGTGTCTTTGTTATGTTATCCAACTGAGTATCCATTGCGGAGCAATAGACAACTCCAAGAGGATCACCAACCCCGAAAGCTGCGCGTAAACCAACTCTGGCAGTAATTTGCCTTTCAGTAAAATCAGTTGAATTATAACCGAATTCTAAAGAAAGGTTCTTTCTCATACCAAGAAGAGCAACTTGGTTAATGGCTCCAACAAAACAAGTATTAGTTGTTATTTTTGAAGACCGACGAACAGCTAAACCACAAATTGAAGTAAGTACACCGTTGGTAAATACTACCCTGTTATCGCGAACAGAGTCATTCAGTTCATTTTTAAGTGAATTGAATTTCAAACGGACATCAGTTGCATTTAATCCTACACTGTCTGGTTCATATCCATTGGATTCGCAATTTGCTACCATTGCTTCAATAAGGTCAATATAATTTGCTCCAATTACGCTATCAGCATAAGGAGAAACAGTCCCGTCAAAATCGGTACATTTCGAACCATTAACGAATAAACCCATAATATCAGAAGTATCATTTCCGGCATCAGCGTAAACCTTTGCATCCAGCTTTTCTTTTATTTTTGAAGGGGCAACACGATTTACTTCTGATAATACTTCATCCAGATCATCAAGTGTTTCTTCGCTCAAAACAATATGAGTGTCGATGTAGAACGATGGGAAATCAACAGTCTTAAGCAAGAAACTAGATTTACCACTTGCTGATCCTTCAGGCTTAGTATCGGCACCATCCCAATATGTGTAAGTAACCAACATTGAAAGGTTTTTTCTTGAAATAGGACGGGCAGGAAAATAATCCAAAACATGAGCATAAATAGTTAAAGGGGTACCATAAACACCTGGGGCAAGTTCGGTCATTCGAACAGTGTTAACATTTGCGCCTACTATTCCTGACTCAAGCATATCAACAGCATCTTTACTAATTAATCCGGTACCTTCTTTAATCTCAAATTCAGCAGTCTTTTCACCACCTGATTTGAAATAGTCAAGTAAAGAGAATCTTTGTCCGTAAGTGTCACTGACTTCTTTGATATACTTGTCTTTATTTTTGTGGTCAAGGATTGCATTTTTAGCAGCCTGAATAAAAGAAACTCTTTCAACCTGTCCGGGTGTGCCTTGTTTCAATTTACCCATTTCCAAACCCTGTTCTTCAGAAGCTTTACGAAGTTTTTCGTTTTCAGCTTTAAGGGTTTCAATAGATTTTGCAAGGGTGTCTATCTGTTCAGAAGTTAATTTTTCAATAGCCTTATTGATAGAGGCTACTTCTTTTTCGATTGCTTTACGGGTTTTAAGCTCATTTTCTGATTCAGCATCTTTCATAAGTTTAGATACTCTTTCTTCCAGAGCTTTAACAGCTATGTCAAGTTCGCCATTACCTCCGCCTGGTTCATCAATCATATGGATTGCATTAACAACAGGCATGAACATAAGCATGAAGAAACCCATCAGGTAACTCATTGCTCCAAATCTTTTTTTGTTTAAAAGTGTGTACATTTTTATCGAATTTTAATTGTTTGTAATTTTTTTGCTAATAAATTGTAATCAATTGACTTTTGTTGAGTAGTTTTCGCTGGCTCATTTATAGTGATACCAGTGGTGTTAACCGGCTGGCTTTTTTGATTCTGTGTTATTACTGTTTTGCAGTTAGGGCATTTTATATATCCCATACCTGATTCTGGTATTGATAAATAATTATATTTATTGCCACAACTAGGACATTTTACTTCATCGCTTTTTGATTCATTAACTTCAATAGTAGGTGTAAAATAATTACTACCTCTTACTACTGCACTACCTTCAATAACCTTTGCTTCTTTCACTGCCCAAAAATACCCAAATTCATCAACAAACTCTTTGTTGGCTACTTCAGGATAATATTTTTGCCATGCTTCATATTCAGCTCCGCAATTCTCATCATTGATACACATTACGATCTTAACGTATTGCATTCCAACACTATGGTTTATAACATAGCCTCTTTTATATTGATCGGCCATGAATGGATTGCGGTCTGCTTTAATCTTTGATTCAAATACTAAAGCCTGTGTATTACCTGGTAACTGAAATCCAAGTTCACCCCAAGAATATGTTTTTGCATAAACTGCTAAATCTTTTCCAGATGATATAATCTTTTCGAATTCCATTTCATGCTCCTGGATATGGAATATGTTTTTATTTTCTCTTAGACTTTTATCCCAAATCCCAGGAAGGTGTAAATCTTTGTGGCTGTCAACTACATTTGTAGTATTGATAATTACCTTTACAAATACATCGTTAGTCATTATCTGTTGATCGCCTTCGGCTTTAAATGCAGAATCTTTTATATTGATAATTTCAGGTTGATATACCAAAGCATCAGCGTGTTTTATCTGAGCTTTTTTCTGAGCAATCAAACTTTCTTTATTCTTAATAAGAAAATCAAAAAGCTCTTTACGTGTATTGAATTCCGGTATATTCATCACTTTTTAATTATTTCATTCTTATTGATAGCCTTTTTTTTCAGGTTTATATCTGATTTTAAAGCTTCTTTATTGATTGTCGGTTTCTTCGATTCCATTTGTTTCAGTATTTTGTTCAGGTTCTTCTGAAGTTTCAATTTCTTTCTTGTACTTATTACCGTCTGTTTGCTCTGGCATACCTAATGCCGATAACATCTGGTTAAGAGTGCATAGATTATTGTTATATCGATTAATCCAAACCTCGTCATTTATTTTATTTGTTTCAGCTTGTAATTTCTTATCAGCTTGCAAGCATTCTATTTCGGAATAGTCAGGGCGTAAAGCTTCACCTATCTCAGTTAATCCAAGTTCATGCGATTTAGCCTCCCAAAATTGATTTACAATAGGCTGGGCACAATCAGTGTAGAAAGCTTTTTGCGCTAATACTACGTTGTTATAAATTGATCCCTCTTTGTCGTTAAGTAATACTGAAGGAAATAACAGAGCTGTTGCCAGCGTCCTAAATTCATGCTGTTTTATTTCGATTGGCATAAAGTCACCAATCGGGACAGATATACGGACAAATCCCAAATCTTTTTCAGTTACGGCTATTGGTCTACGCCCGTCTGTTAATCCGTATGAGTATAGTGTTGTTTCAACTTGTTTTTTATCAACAGGATCCCATCCTGTATCTGCCTGACCAGATTTTAATCGATTAACTACAATACCCTCTGCTCCTTTACCAGCTATCAAAGTATTAACAGTGTCATAAATATAAGACAGTGTTTTAATAGACCTTATTGCAGAGGCTAACCTACTTTGCCCTGTCATATATTGACCATTAGCAAATGATAAATTACTATCATTTATTACCATTACATCTTCTGGTAAAAAGTCTTTCGGTATGCTATCAATAAATAACCTATACTTAACAATAGGATTAAACCTCCAATCAACACCTGTCTGAGGTTGTCCATATTGATTAATCGATTTTAAAGGTATCGGGTAAAACTGATTGCCAGGAAATAAATATAATTCTTTATAGCCCCATCCTATCGACTTAATTTTGTTTATCGGAATCGTGCCAAATACTAAGTAGCTCGAAAAACAGTTTATTAAATATTGCCGGCCATGGTTAAATTGATTTGGCTTCTTTATAAGTTTTAGGATTTCACTATCTTTTATTTCCTTTTCCTTTTTATTGCCTAAAACTTTGACATGTTTAACTGGTATGTCTGCGCATTTCTGAGCTATGTAAGTAACCAGACCATTTATCTCAGATACGTTGTTAAAGAAATAAAGCAGAGTATCTCTGTTATTATTAAATGAACCAAAAGGAATTGTATTGATTATCTGAGTTACGAAGTCGTCAACCTGAGCGATTTTATTAGGAGGCGGTCCTGCCTTGGTTGTTATCTGGCTGTCTTTACCAGTTCTAAAAGAAAGAAATCTGGACTTAAATTCCATTATGATATGTTAATTAACATTGTCAAATTTAGAATAAATATTCAATATGACAATATATTAACTAACTTTTTTCATTTTGGGAATAAATTTCTTTTTAAATATTGATTGTTAAAATGAATTCAATTGTAATTAAGTAGCGGAATTGAACCGCTGAAAAATCTAACCTTTCGGCGAGGAAACCCTGACCACAAAGTTTTGCCTCAAAAATTTAAATTGTATTATCATTTATTTACCTCTAGTTATTAAAAATAGCATTCTATATGATGCAGCTTTCATTATATCCGGGCTCCAACCAAGTAACTCTTTTATAAGAGCTGTTTTTATCGTTGCCATTTTTTCACCTGATTCACTGGCTATTTTTAACATCTGTAATTCATCAATAAGAACCTCTTTAGTGATACTATCAATATCAGGATTACAGTATATTAACCCGGCATTAATTGACTGAGCAAGCTTAAACTCTAACTTAGATTTTAGATTGTTGTATTCCTTATCAACCACAACCCCTGAATGAACAGCGACCGCGCCCGGAAATAGTTTAACCAAGTGATTACCTATCCCTGATGCATCATAAACTATATTTGATCTTGGTACCTGATATTTTAAAGCTTGCTTTTTCAAAACATCCATAAGCGGGGTAAAATCAATCTTATTATTTGCTATTCCGTTTTCTTTGTCTGTTGTTATTTGAGTAGGTGAGATATTCTTTACTCTTTCAATTTCGATAATTCTTAAGCCTTTCCATGCTATGGATACAAAATGATCATTACTTATCGCGATATCGCAGCTGAGATAATTTTGTAATTCAGGCATTATCTCTCCTTTATCATTTCTTCCTACATAGTCATTTGTGAAAATATCGTTTATCTTATCGAAGTTACAAAGAGCGTTGTCATCATCATCATAGTCAAAGTTACCATGCAATAATCTTTGTATTGTCCTTTTATCGCCACTTAATATAATCTTTTTTTCCCACTCCCTGGCTTCAGGGTTTGGATTATCAGAACTTAAAGCTCTTACGAATTTACGATGCAGTGGTTCTATTTTATCCCTGAAAGGTTTCCAATACCTATTGTAAACATTTCCCTTTAACGGGTTAAATCCTTCGAGTATCTTTGCGGGTATGCCGTACTTTTGATTATTCCATCGACCAACACGTGAAGTTAATATAATGAATACCTTTTCTCTATTTTCAGCCGATTCATCGATTACCGCCCCGGTTAAATCCAAACCTCCAATATCTGTCATCTCAGGATCCGAAGGATAGTATTTTGTGTCCCGGCAAACTACACGGGAAATATTATTGAATTCGTAAAAACTTTGTTGATCGTTATACTTATAATCAATGTCTCTTTCTAGTCCGTAAAATTTAAATGTCCTGAGTAATGTTTGAATTGTTGTTGCTTTTAGATTCTTTAATTCTGACCGGCCAATCATATAACGAACATCAGAATAACTTAAGCATTGAAATAAAACATAAAAGCATTCAAGTTGAGTTTTTCCAGACATTCCGCTTCCTCCGTATCCTACAAATAGCGTAGTGTTGTCATGTAAATACTCTAATGCTTTTAATTGCGCTTTTGACAGATAATATAAATTACCTTGCTCATCTTGAAAAACAGGTATCTTGTGAAATAACTTTCTTTTGTAGTATTCTATGTATATTTCGAGATCGGCGTTCATTAGATTATTTTAAGTTCAACTTCTTTGCCGGTTTCAAAAAAGTACCAATTTTGAAAATAGTGAACTCCTTTTTTACAAACATCATCAGATAAAGATACTCTTATGGAAAATTCATCCATAAAATAATCAACTCCTTTATGTTTTTTATCTATTGATTCCCATTCATTCTTTTCAAACCTAGCCTTTAAAAGTATCTCTTCTGTTAATGATATTGGTTCATACCATTCTGGATGTTTTACTAAAGCTTCAAAATTATACCATCCAATTTCAACATTAATATTTTGCTTTGTGTAATGTATGTAATTTCCTATCCTGAGCTCGTTTGCATTTATCATAGCTTTTCCATATTAAAAATCAATTCATATCCGTTTTCTATCCTGTTAACCCCTTCCTTGGTCCATCGATTTACTGTCATTGCAGTCTTTTTTACAAGTGTAGCAATCTTTGGAGCTGTGCCATAATAAAGCTTATTTTCTTTTTTGGCAGCTATTAAAACAGTTTTACATCCTTTCTTTTTCATATACAAATATAACATTTATTATATATTATTCGAGGTAAATGTATAATTTATAATTTAAACACCACTAATAAAGTAACGTTGGCGGTATGTATAGCCGGGCAAACGAAGTTACAACCTATTAACCGACACCGAATTACAATACGAGCTACATACCTCACATACCGACTATGCCCAGTTACGTTGACCGCGTGTTATAAGCTGGCCTTATTTTACGTTCTTTGAATTCATTAAATACCGATTTTAAAAATAACCCAACTTAAAAATTGTGATTATATCCATGTGATTTTGAAGCGATAAAATAACCTGATTTAGGCAATTTAAACTAAGATTTGCCTTCAAAAACGGATAAATGTACCTGATAAAATTAACTCGGCTTAATTTCGGCTATGTCGGTTTAAATGTTTGATACCTGAACAAATAACTGGTTTTATTAGTTTCAACTAAGTTTCAGTTTTAAAAACACATGTTTAGGTTATTTTTAAATAACACGGATTAATTTAGCCGATTTCAAAACACATACATGTAAATCGAAAAATAAGGCAAACTAATAAAACCGATTAAAGATTTGTAAACGAAAAGATATGTTTGAGTAGTTTTGAAATAAGGCAAACTAATTTAAGCATATCGAATACAAATGTTTAAAAAACAAAACTTAGTGCAAACTAATAATTTCAACTAAAGATTTAGAAAAGATTGTAAACGTTTGTACTAAAATTAAATAACTCAAATTAACACCCCCTGAAACGCCCTATTTATAAGGCTTCTACGAACGATTAATTTGAATTAGCGTAAAAAAATAAAGATTTATAATTTTAAAAAAGATTTGCAGATGTTTGAATTAGTGGCCACTAATTTTGCTTATTTAAAAACAAATAGATTGATTTCATAAATTAGTTTGAGTTAGCAAAATAATTTAATCGTTGCTAATTTATTTTAATCAAATACAGATGTTTTTAATAAGTCGAGTAATATTTTGAAATCAAAAAACAAATGTCGATGTTTCAAAAATTAATCGTTGATAACAAAATAAAATAATCGTTTATAAATTTGAAAGGTCAAATACGAATGAAAAAATTAACTCAGCTTATTTAGGTTTTAAAAATATGAATGCAGATGTTTCAAAAGTTAATCGGAGTTATGAAAAATATTTAACCGTTTATAATTTAAGAACGACAAATATGAATGGTTTAAATAACATCGCTTATTTTTTGAAGCGTGGAGATATGATTTTTTAACAGCAATTTTATTCGGATTTAATGAACCTGATTAATCGTTTATAATTTAAAACACATGAATACGTATAACCTGAACAAATTGAGTTATTTTATGCCTGAAATATGCTACGAAGCTGGTTTTAGGCTTGCTTATAACATTTTTATAAAACAAAACCCCGAATATTTCTATCCGGGGTAAACATGAAAACATATCAGAAGCAGAGATAATTATTCAGCGGTTTTAAGTTTGTTAAGTTTTGCAAGCCTAGCATCTAGTTCGGCTTCAGAATAGTTTGAAAGGTCTGGTTTTAGACTACCGTCTTTGTTTGAGAGGTCTAAATCAACAGCTTGTTTTGGTCGTCCATGTACGCGATCTTTAATTAACTCAGCGGCATTAACTCTTCTTAAGTCTTTTTGATCACCTGTTAATAACAACCTTCCGTAAGCCTGCACAATAGCCGGTAATTCTTGGTCTTTTACAAATTCAGCTAATTTAATTAAAGGAAGGGTTTCAATATATTCTAGTAATTTCATACTCTCAGCCTTTGATATTGGTTGACCATAAGTCTTTTCAATATATTCCATGAGAGTTTTTAATACCTTCTTAGGTTGCCCTTTACGGTTTATATTTTGAGGGCGTTTGTCAAATCCTTTCCCTTTTATTTTATCTGGATTTCCTCGCATTGCTTTTGCGTTGTAAAAATTAAGGATGCTATATTTCAAGCATCCATGCGACGGCTTGCCAAACCGGTTTATTGTTATCAGTTGCCGCTTTCATTATGTCACTAAAAAATATAGTTTCAAATACATCTGATATATTATTTTTCATTCTTTAATATAATTTTCAGCCAAATAATTGTAAATGTACGGCGTAATACCAAGTTCTTTTATTATCCTTCTTATCCTTAATTGGTTCATTAAGTAAGCAGGCAACGTGAGTATAAAAAGAAAAAATAAAGACAATATATAAGCGAATATGCGGGCTATACTGATTAATCCAATTTCATTAAATATTATTATTCCAAGCGTACCAATACCCCAGCAAACAATTAATAATATTGAACCCCAAGGAATTGGTTTTTGTTTTAGGTTTAAGTTAAAAAACCGATATATGAATCTTGTGTAGCCGTTGGGTTTATGCTTATTGTAAGATTCTGTAAACAACCGGCCTAATTCTGGGTCATATTCTCTTTTTATTGTTTCCATAGACAAAAATAGTAATTTTTATTTTACAATGTTAAAGTAATACATGTTATCTTTTAATCTCAATGTTACTTGCATTTTAGTTAACATTACGATCTGGTAAACATTTTTTATATAATCGGTTGTTACAATAAGCGTGTTATTAACCACTTCAAAATTAACCGGGTAATTAAGACTATCCCAATGAGCGTAAATGTAATTATCAGAGCAATAAAAATCTCTGAAATTATACTCAGATAAAGAGCTGTCGTTATCAGTCATTTTGTACATAACCAGCTGACAGTTTTCAAATACTTCGATAGTGTCGTTAGTAAGAGTAGAACTAGTTACTTCACTAAGTAACGTAGTGTTTTCTTCTTTTTCACAACTCATAAAAAGAGTAGCTAATAAAGCCAGTGCGAGAATTTTTGCTATTGTTTTCATGTTTTTTATTGTTTAATTTATAGTATATTATACTATTTTTATTCAATAAAGTTACGTTTTTATTTATTTTTTTATCTATTTTTTAATCATCTTAATTTCCGGTTTATCCGAAAATAAGAAGATAAGGAAACATACGATGGTTAACCATGCGAAGATTGCGAGTATAATTAGGAGTGTTTTCATATCCAAATATTTATTAATTATTATCAGCTTCATTACACCCGTCAATAAATGGGTATGCACATAATAAAATAATAATACCAATTGTGGTAAATATTGTAGATATTATTTTTTTAATATAATACCAAATAAATTTAATGATGATCATTAATGTTTTCATAATCAAATACTTTAGATAGATAAGTAAGTATGCAAAATATCAAAATAATTATAGATAATACTATAATGATTGATTTTATTGATATTGTTATAGTTATCATATGGCTCAAAAACATTTAATTATTAATTTACAAGTTCCTTTTGCGGAGCAGTCAAGGCAGATATGGTATTTATAGCGGTATATTTTCGCTTTTTTCAGCATATAACAAATTATTTATTTTTTGTTCGAAGATTTCAGAGGAATACTTTCGGTTATAAAAATATTTACAGGTATTACTTACAAGTTCTTTTAATTCTCGTGATAGCATTGTAAAATCCTTTAAATACATCCCGCACCCTGCCTCTATTTTATCAGCTGTCGTCCCTCTATCATTACCAATAATAGGTATCCCGAGTGCTAAATAATCAGCCTCTTTTGATAACTCCGTAGTCCTATAATTTTTACAAACTCCTTTAGTTAACGAAAATCCATATAAAAAATAATCTTGTAAAATTACTTTTAATAGCTTCTTTAAGAAATAACCCTGTAACCTTCTTTCAGTAAAATAAATATTATTATTACTTTTTACTTCTTTATGTATGTCTGGTTCAGGTATTTCCCCCAAAATAAATAAAGGTTCTTTACGATTTGCCATGAAACCAAGAATTTCATTAGCTCCTTTCAATTTACAAAAACAACCTATATATAAAAATCCTATTTTTTCGTTATCGGTATTATTTGAAATACCTTCAAGTGCCGAGGCGTAAAATATTAATTCACTTTTACAAAAATGAGACTTTAAAAATTCTGAGTTAACAACAACCTTATCAGCAAATATCCTAGCAATTATTTGTTCTAACGCAGATATAACAAATACTATAAAATTAAAGTATTTTAAGAAATTATACTTTTTCGTTAAAAAATAAAAAAGTAACGACGGGTTATAATCTTGTTCTTCAAATATCACCTTTTTACCTAATAACTTAGCAAAAATACATAGGGGTAACAATTTAATGTCTTCAATCCATACAATATCGTATTTTCTTACGTCTTTTATTAATTCAAAACAAGAGGTAATATCAAAAAAACCTAAAAATAATTTATTTATAAAAGTCTTTTTGACTATAATATTATTAATAGTTACATTATGCTTTTTAGATAATACATCTATAAGCATTTGATCACGAGGTTTTCCTTTGTAATAAGGAGTGTATATAGATATTTTCATAGGTTTTAGCATGTCGAACAAATAAGCAATATAGCTACTAAAGCAATAGTAAAGGTTACTATCCTTTTCCATGCTGTTACTGTTTCTTTTGGGGTAAGTGTTTTCATGGTTTTTTAGTTTTAAATTAACTCCGACCATATTTCAGATCGGAGCTTTTTTATCTTGTTAATCACTGCAACAAGTAAGCGTTACCTGATCCTCAGATACCAATCCGGCTATTTAAAGTCGATCCGACCGACTGGATGGGCGAGGCTTGACTAATCCTTGCTCGTTTAAAGTCAATTCTTTATAAAGCATCGCGAATTTATAAAGCGAACAATTAAGCCCCATATATTTTAAAACAGATTGTGGATATTCTGTCATCGGTTAAAAGCTTATGTTATACCTTAGCTGGCTAATATCCTTACCGGTTATTTACAATCTGTATGTCAAAGAACATTAAAAATAAACTCATTTCATAACCTACAAAGAAGGCTCTAGCGCGCGTATGAAATATAAATTTCGTTATTACGATCCACCGCACTTACGATTAAAAAGGTAGAGGCAACCGCCTCGTAAGAATCATCATTTTCTTATGTCCGAGCTTTAACGTCCTTCTCTCCGATGTCTCAGGATCAAAAAAATTAATCTCTGGTCTACTATGACTTTTTCCAGCCGCCCGTTCACGTTTTCCTTTTCTTCCTTTTTGTCTCATAATCGGTTAATCTAACTACTATCTATTTGAGTTTATTCAAAGAACTTTATATTTCAATTATTGCCAACGTAGGGCAAATTTCACGAATTTCTGAGATTACAGCGTCGATTTCTTCGTCTCTTACTGATCTAATAAAATCCTGAGCGTCCGGGCTTATTAATTTAACCGACAAGTCATCAGGGTTAATCCATATTTCACATTCAAATTCAGCTTTTTTTGACCCTTTAAATATTGGTAATTCAAGGGTAAGGCTTTCGGGAATACTACATTCTTTTAATGCCTGGTCTTTTAATTGTCTGATATTACCTTTCTGCCCGGCCTGATTTTCAACAACCTTATCAATTCTTATTCTTACATCAAAAAGTTTTGATACAAGTTCATTTGCAATATCTTTTGATGCAAAACAAATACGATTCATTTTGATATGTTCAGCAAGTTCCCGAGGTACCCAGCCTTTACCGGTATTTATTCCAAACCCTTTAAACTCCTGAGTATATTCAAGTTCGCCAGATATTTTACTTTCAAGTTCGGTACTTTCGTCAATAGATAAGGTTATTTTTAATCCCTCCCGATCAATTTGAATATTTGAAGCAAGTAAATTGATAACATCTTTTCGAACTTTAAGATATTCCAAAGGCGAATTGATAATTCCTGAGATATTGACAGCTTTTAAATCTATAAGTTTTTCAGCTTGTCCCTCACGGATAACAAGTTCTTTCTGATCTGTTGTGATATTTATTTGTTCTTGCATGTTTTATTCGTTTACGGCGCGGTTAAGTTGAAAAATTGTCTTTTGCCTTTCGGATGTTTCCAAAGGTCTTTTATAAACCTGCTCACCATCTGAATTATAGTAAATAGCATATTCGCCTTCATAATTTATGTAACATTCTTCATTGACTGTTCTGGCTTTGTCTCTGATATATGTGAGACATGTTTTTATAACTGTCTTAGCTGGTTTTAACTTTTCTTTGTACTCATCTTTTATTTCCTGAAGTTGAGTTTCTTCAGAATCAACAAAGATCATTTGAGTTGATAAGTCAGTTTTTAGTTCCTGAATTTCTTCCGGGGTGAAAGGTTTCATGTAGGAAAACATTTCTACCTTATCACATGAGTTTTTTAATGATTCCTGTTTTTTATTCATTGACTTTTTTATTAGTGATTATTTAGTTTAATTGTTATTTACTCCTTTAATTTTAGTTTATCTGATTTAATTGCTGATTCAAGTTTTTCATTATGCTTTACTGGGAATTTTAGTGTTGTATTATAATCATTCCAAATATTAATTCCCATTTTTATTGCTATATTTTTACACAAGTCAGCAACATTAGAAGAATACTCAACCGACTTGCCAAGTGCTATAAAAAGATCAATAACTCCAATTCTTATAAGTTCATATTTATCAACATGAAGTAAAGCTTGTTTTTGAGACTTATATTTACGATTAAGTTTTTCAACTTCAATTCTTAATTGTTGAGTTCCATACCCAAGAACTTTTGCCCGGTAATCCCACCAATCGTATTTATTATTGTGAAAATCGAAATGTCTCTTTTCTGAAATATCCTGAATTGAAAATAATCCCATTATAGGAACTAATTCAAGTAAAAAGTTTATTTGCTCAGTTGAAAATTGCTGGCCGGTTTCAATTTTTTTAGTTAACTCGACTAATTCATTTCTTATTTCTTCACCTTTTTTACTTCTTGAAACCATACATAGCTTTTTTGCAAAATCTATATATATTTCAAATTCTTTTCTAAACCTACCCCTTTGCCCTATTTTAGCATTACTCGCACTTAAAGGCAAGTAATCTATATCGTAAACAGCGAAGTCGTTTTTATTAATATTCCTTTCAACAAAATGAGTATAATGAGCTTTGTTTAACTCTAAATAATCATATAATTGCGTTAAATATACCGATTGACCTAATTTTGATGTGTGAATATTTATCATTTGTTGTATATTTTAATAAACAAATGTATAATTATTTATTGATATAATCAAACAATTATTAAACTTTATTTACCAAAATTATTCCGGGACTAAAATCTACTTCGCTTATATCTTTTTTACCTGATTCTACAGCTCTTAACTCTGTTGTGTAATGTTTTTTTAAGTCAATTAATTGGTGTCTATCCCATTTGTAAGACTTCAGTTTTATAGATAATTCAACTAACTCATTATATTTTTCTATTCCTATACGAGTTTTTAAACCTTCTGCATATCCCGATTCATTGCCGTTTAAATACTTATTGCAATATTTCATTTGACCATGTACATTACTTGGATGGAAAATTAATCCTGAGTATAACTCTGCTTTTTTAAAATGTCCTGCATCATAAGCCCCTAGCTCAAAAGGAAGTATTTTATCGCAACAAATACATTTTTTTCTGTGGTCTCTGATTCTTATTAGTTTCTGAAACGGTTCTTTTGCCTCAATGATTAAGCCCCGGATAGACTTGCTTTCAAGTTTTCTATCCTTATCCTTTTGTTTCTCTTCTTTCTGAACCTCTTTATGAGCGCGTAAAGTAGATTGTTTAAGCTTCTTTCTACCCTCTTCGGTATTAAGTAACCAATCTTTATAACAATCCATGCACATACCGTTTTTTCGGTACATAGTTGATGTATGGCATTTCTTACACTTCTTTTCTTTGGTTTTAATTAGTGTCATAACTCATTAATATTACCAACCCTTTCAAAGTTGCCTATTTGGTCTGCAAAAGAAAAATTACCGTCGCATTGATGGCAGGGAATGCAAATATCTTTTGTCGGAATGTCAATAGCAGCAAATTGCCATCCTGAACAATCGTCACACCAAACTACGCAATTACCGTCGTGATCATAGTCTCCTTCGTAAACTTCTACCCCGTTCATGTCCTTTTTTCCGGTATATTGTAAAAATTCGACTTCATTAAGCATGTTTAAAGTCTCCTCTCCTGGATGCAAGGCTTTCATTTGTTGCATTATCAAATCAAAACAGGTAGTTTCTCCAAGTATACCAAACCCGTATGGATAAGGTTTTAGAAACTTTTTATCTAACTTACTCCATGCTAAAAATTTTTTTGGTGTCATATTTTTATGTTTAAGTTACTTATTTATAATTTATTATGCAAGTTTTTTATAATCCTTTTTTGGTTCCGGGATCAGGGGTTAAGTCGTTTAAATTAGCAAACTCGCCATGATATTTAATTGCAGCTTCATTGTATGCGGCTGCGGCTTCAATTTCATTATTAAAATATCCAAGAGTTACCATTTTTTCTCCGTTATTTATCTGCGCCCTAATTAATATTTTACGTCTAATTTTATTCATATACACAGTAACCCCGAGGTATTTAGAACTACCACTTGCTTTTTTATTCTTTGAGTTTTGCGAATGTGTACATATTCTAAGATTTTTACGTTGACAATCTAAGCCGTTTCTGTTTTTATGGTCAATTATTATATTTGGGTCATTAATATTGAATATAAATCTATGCATTCGTATTGTCTTTCTTTCTGGTGAACACTGCTTCCTCATCGCATAAAAAGTGTTTCTACTAAAAGCTACACTCCAGTTGAATTGATTAAGCATATCAAAATCTTCATCATCAACTAAAGCAATGTATTTACCTTTGTTTTTACCAAACTTACTAAGTTGTATTTCTTTCATATAAAAATACCCATATCAATCACAAAGGCGATCCAGTCGTGCAAAGTAGCACAAAGGCGATGTGATCAATATGGGATTTTTTAATGTTTTCATAACTGAATCGCAATACAAAGATATAAAATTATTTAACATCTTTATTATCTTTCCAATCCTTTCTTGGTTCTGGTATCAAATCATCCTGCTCTCCTGAGCTAAAATTCTCTGCATATAAATCCTGCATGTTTTTATAATATTGATTACAGTCATTTGTTTTCATTTTGGTCGTAGTAAGCCTAAAGGCTTGTTTATATACTTCACCAGTTTTTATATTAACTATTCCGGGTTCTTGTTTCCATTCTTCATAAATTCTCTCCCGGTAATTTAAAGGCAAACAATTAACCATGCACCATTCATGGCAAACCATTTTACCAGCATGTTCTGGTAGGTTTCCAGTAATAATTAAAGCCGGTAACATATAAGCGTAAGGGATTGCCCATAAAGCGTTATTTTGCTCCCTTGATCGTTGGTTTTGTATTTTTTCTGTCAACTGATAATATCTACCATCTGAAAGGATATTCATATTTGACTTATACTTATCTATATCCTGCCATAGCCTTACTCCGTTTTGTACATCGAAATAAGTTTCAATCTTTGATATTTTTATATCGGAGTTTTTCATATGGTATTTTGTTGTTTTTAATTGTCATAACTAATTGATTTAAAGATTAAGTGTAAAAAATAACAGTGTTAACATTCGCTTATCCGGTAGTTATGGTTCATGCTAAGAAGCCTCTGCGATAATTTGGTCAGATAGTGAATAAACCATTCTTTTTGCAGTTAAGTATAAACTCCCCCAATCTGGGCGGCTCATTACATTTTTAACCCACCATTTCATATCGTTTTTCTTATCTAAAAAATCGGTAATCCATTTTACAGAAGTGTCGTTTTGTGGTGGTAAATTACCATCGTGCATTACTCTGTAAAGTTCTACACTCATCCAATTATCAATTGAATTATCCCATTCTGAATGCGATTCATCAATATTGTACTTTTTAAAAAGTTCTTGCTTTGTCATTTTAGTAAATGTTATTTTCAGGTGTTTCAAAATCGTCTCTTTGTTCAAGTCTGTCGGCAGTATCTCGCAAATGTTTAATCATATCTTCTCTATTTGCAGTTGATATATAATTTGCCACACCTGCATTGTGATAAGGAAAAACTAAAATTGTGCAACCAAAGTCTTTAGGTAAGAATTTTAGCACACTATCTGCCATTTTTTGCATCGCTATTTTGCTCATTGTATTTTGATTTTTAAATTAATAATTCAGTAAATAAAGAACGAAACCATAACACACGGTATAAAACAGTTGGGCATCCGTGGTTATTCGAGCATTTCAGCCCGTTTCAAACGTTGTGGTATTTTGATAGGTAAGAGCCTCGCAGCCCAACCGATTTCATACCGTCAAACGTTATAGGGCATTTAAAGAAGCCAGTACTCGTAACCAATATTCTTTATTGATTGGTAATGCTTTTGATTCTGGATGATAAGTCATTCCTGCATCAATGTTTTTGATAACTTCATCAACTGTTACTTTTGCACACCAAATCGCTGCACTTTTAGACATACCTTCAATTTTATATCTTTTAGTTGTTGTATGTTTTTGCCAGCAATGTCCGTAAAACTTTTCAAATAAGTCTTTTGCGTGTTGTTCGTGATTTTCCATGTGATAAAAATAAACGCCCTATAACACAGTATAACCAAAATTGGGGGCGTGTGCCAGTT